TCTGGTGATCACGTGCGAATCCGCGCTAGGGCACATTTGCGCGGCGATTGGCAAGGAGTGCTGGATCCCGTACGGGTACCTGGCGCATGATTTCCGGATCGGTCACGTCGATGGCGATCGGTTGTGGTGCCCGAAGCATCGGATATTCTGGCAGAAGTCGGACATGAAGTGGGAACCGGTTTTCGCCGAGATCGTCGATGCCCTGCAGGAGAAGGTGACACGACTAAAACGCTAGACGGAAGGTGCAAATTCTGCCGGGATTACGCCAACTGCCCGTTTGCCCGACTGGTACGGCGTTTTCCCAAGGATCGCCGGCATGTCCCGGCATGGTGTACGCGGCGCCGGCCGCCGAACGAAGGAGTCTTGCAATGGAAACCGAAATCAACGCGCTTTTAAACCACTTTGAAGTTATTGCTTTGGTCGAACGCTATAACAAACTGGCGGAAGATTGCGACAAGTTGGCGGCTAAGCATCGCCAACGCGCGGCTGAACTGGAGGATTTAATCAAACCTCCTTCGACAATGACGATGTCTGGAGCGCGTGCGTGATTGACGAGGACATCCAGTTTTTCACTTTGCATTCGGACCGTCAGGCGCGCATCCGCCTGCCGCGCAAGACGATCGCGATTGACAAGAAAACGCATCGGACTGCTGTCGGCGACGAGTGCGAACAGGAATTCCTGTCGCTCGGGCCGCACAACAAGGATCGTCGCCGCATGCTGGTGTGGCGGGTGCCGTCCGGGCATCCGCTGTATGACCACAAGCGGGTGATGATTCTGCCGATCCCGTTTCTGCTGTTTGCCGACGAAACCGTGGAGGATCGCGACGACATTTTGTTGCCGATCGTTCACGAGGTAATGTCGAACGCTAGATTCGAGCAGGGGGTGTGAACGATGGGAATCACGTGGGAACGTGACACGCCGGCTTCCAGCATGGTGGAGTCGGTCGGTTATGACGCCGAGACCGGCGAGCTGATTGTCACCTGGTTGAAGTCCGGGCGCAAATCAGCCTACTCGGGAGTGCCCGAGGATGTGGCCGACGAGCTGAGCCGCGCGCCGTCCGTCGGCCGAATGCTCAACGACGAGATTAAGCCCAACTACCCGCACAGGTACCTATGAGCGGCGGTCCGTTCACCGACGATTTCGTTCGGCACATGGCGTTGACCACGCAGACCCAGCACGGCATCATCGATGCTGCCAAGAAAATGGCGGTGATTCTTGCCGAGATGGGGCGCGCGTCGCACAAGGCCAAGGGGGACGATCCGGCCTATGCGGTATCGCGCTGGTCGGAATTGATCAGGCAGGAAGCTTTGCGAATCCTGCGCGAGGAAAAACAGCAAAAGAAACTGGAACATGGAATCATCAATTCACGGCCAAACGGTTGACATCAAGGCGGTCGCCGACCGCTTTCGGGAAATGGCCGACCGCCTGGAGCGGAACGGCGCCGCAGTGTTCGGCGGGGCATTCGTGGCGGCGCCGCCGGCCACCGGCGGGGAGCCGATCGAGATGTTGATTCTCGACGCCAGGCAGGAGCCGGCGCAGTTCTGGGGGATTCTCAAGGCCAAGGTCGAGATGATGTTGGCTCAGCTCGACGAGGTGGCTCAACGGCAGCGGGGATTCCGGTAACTATTTGCAGTTGGCGCGGTCTACCTGGCGCTGCAATTCGAACATCTTGGTAAAGAGATCGTCAATCTTGGTTTGGTTGTGTGTTACGGCGGCTTCCTGGCTTCGCAGGAATTGTTCGTGCTCGCGGAGCGAAAGGGTTGTCTTGCGGACGTCGTCGATTCTGGCCCCGATGCCGGACAGGACCGACAGCATGATGGTTACCAGCACGCCCGCGATGGCGAGTCCGATCGAGATGATCGCCATCATGTGGCCGAAGCCGTTGCTTTTGGGATCGTCGGTTTCAGCCATGCCGGGCAGTATAGCACTAGACTGATTTTGTGCTATGCTTTGCCCCATGAGTGGTTGGACCCCGCAGGAACGGGACGCGTTCGAGACGGCGTTTTACCAGTTCCTTAATAATTCCTATGTCAATTCGAAGGATGCCGGGTTCATCTGCATTGGCGAGAACATTTTCTTCGGCCAGCGTTACGTTATTACTGAAATTCTGGATGCCCTGGAAGCCGGCATTCACAAAATCTACATCCTGAAAAGCCGGCAGCTCGGCGTCACGACCATCATTCAACTGCTGTCGGTTTTCTATATCGGTGTGCACCGAGGCCTCAAGGGCGCGCTGGTGTTCGACACGGCGCCGAACAAGGAGCAGGCGCGTCACCAGCTGGTGACGATCATCAAGGATTTGCCGGGCAAGCTGAAGTTTCCGCGCATTTCCGGCGGTGGCCGCGGCAATCGTGACAGCCTGACGCTGGAGAACGATTCCCAGATCCTGTTCAAGTCGGCCGGCGTGAAGCGGTCCAAGTCGAGCGGCACGCTCGGCCGGTCGGTCGGCCTGTCGTTTGCGCATTTGTCCGAGCTTTGCTCGTACGACAATCCGGAAGGGCTCGAGGCGTTCGAGCAGTCGCTGTCCGACGTGCATCCGCATCGCCTTTACATTTACGAGTCGACCGCGCGCGGCTACAACGACTGGTACTTCATGTACGAGGAAGCCAAGCAGGATCCGCATTGCAAGTGCATCTTTCTCGGGTTCTGGGCCAAGGACAGCCAGCGGATCGAGCGCGAGGATCCCGACTTTGCGCGCTACGGCAAGGCGCCGCTGTCCGACAAAGAGGCCGAGAAGATCGCGCTTGTGCGCGAGCGCTACGGTGTCACGATCGAGTCCGAGCAGTGGGCCTGGTACCGGCGCAAGATGGACCCAACGGCGCGCGCGGTCGACGAGGTGGAGACAGATTCGCGCACCGGCAAGGAATACCTGCGAATGCAGGAGCAGCCGGTAATAGAGGAAGATAGTTGGCAACAGGCCCAGGCGTCATTTTTCCCGGCCGATCACTTGAACGAGGTAACTCGTAAGTACGTTTCCAACAAGTATCAAGGTTATTTGTACCTGGCCGGAAATGAATTCTTCAAGATGAAGGTTTATCCGGCGCAGGATTGGCGTTATACCGAGCTTAAGGTCTGGGAGGATCCCGATCCGGACGGTCGCTATGTGCTCGGCTGCGACCCGGCCTATGGGGTCAGCGAGAACAATGATCGGTCGTCGATCGAGGTGTTCCGCGCGTACGCCGACGGGCTCGACCAGGTGGCCGAGTACAGTTCGGCGCTGATCGCCACGAACCAGCTGGCGTGGGTGATTGCCAGCCTGCTCGGCTGGTACGGCGCTGACAACGCGCAAATCTGGTATGCGCTGGAGCTGAACGGGCCCGGCACGGCGGTGTTCAATGAGTTGCGGTCGTTGAAGCACCAGATCGATGTCGGGTACCAGGCTAAGGACATTCAGGAGCGGGGATTGCAGGACGTGTTCCGCAACGTGCGGACGTTCCTCTACACGCGCCCGGACGCGCTCGGCGGCACCTTCAATTTCCACATCAAGACGACGGCCAGCACCAAGATCACGATGCTGGAGCGTTACCGCGACTATGTGATGAACGATAACATCCGGTTGCGGTCGCTCGAACTGGTCAAGGAAATGAAGTGGATGGCGCGTGAGGGCGACACCATCCAGCCGCCGGCTTCCAAGCGGGACGATCGCGTCATGTCGGGCGCGTTCGCCACCCACTGCTGGGAGCACGGGCCCCGGAAGGGGCTGGTTACCCAGAACATGACTCGCGAACAGGTGTCGGCCCGTAAGCGGTTGAGCATCGTTGACCAGGCGTCGTTGTTCAGCAAGAGTCATCTGGATCAGTTTTTCCGCCAGAAGCGCATTGTGCGCGCCGCACAGCAGCGGCTGGCGGTTCGGCAAAGTTGGAGATACAGGTAACAAATCAATGGGTTACTCCATCGTTTGCAATTTCTGCCGGGCCAAGACGCGGTACGACGCAAAGAAACCGATGCCGTCGAAATGCCCGGAGTGCAGCTCCAGCTGGGGCCAGGAGCGGGCCGACTCGGATGTGGTTGTTCCGTTTCTCCACCTCTCGGGCGTCACCAAGGCGCACGATTCGGTTTTCCGGCAGGTCGAGGCAGCGTCCGAGCGGCGTGCCGAGATGGCGGCCGAGGCAGCCGGCTGCTCGGTATCCGAGATGTCGGGGTTGAAGATCACCGATCTTAGATCGAGCCGACATCAGGGCGAAGTCGCCGCGGTGCCGGTCAACAACTCCGTGACCCAGCGCATGGATGAGATGCGGGCGCGCGGGCTGCCGACCGGTTTCGGCGTGCCGAACGGCGCCGAGTACGGTGCGAACGTGCAGGCTGGGGCGTTTCCGAATGCAGGCGCGCGCATGCGCAACGTGCTGCACGAGCATCACGCGCAGATCAGTCACGGGTCGGCGACGTCTGACCTTCCCGCGCTCGAGACGACGGCACCAGGCTATAGGCGGCGTGCGTGATCCCCGTCCCCTCCGATCATCGCAGTCTGGTGTCGTTTGCGAACGACTTGATCGAGCAATGTCAGGTCAGCACGGGAATGCGGGCGGCCTATTATCGGCTGCTCAACGTGATTGCCGAAACGGGCGATTCGACCGGCCGCAAGTCGCTGATTAATTTGCTCAACTCGCACCTGGATCGAACGGCTTCACACCTGTTTTCCCCGGTGGAATTAAAATTCCAGGTCGATTTCGACCATCCCCAGCCGCCGCAAAAGATGAAACAAGCCAAGGAGGTGGCGAAAAACGTCACTCGCCTGTGGGAGTGCAACGACACCGACATGACGTTCGGGCAGGGGGTCTACGAATCGTTGAAGTACGGTGCCGCGATCCTGAAGCAATGGCCGCAGACGGAAGGCGCCGGCCGCGACGAGCACGTGACGATGCACGATTCGCTTGTCATGCCGTGGCAATTCGGCGTGTATCGCGAGGACCAGAACCGGCTCGACCGCCAGGAGGCAATGGTTGAGACGCAATTGTTGACGATGCCGGAAGTGTGGTCGCGCATTTACAACATGCCGAGCGCCGGCAAGCTTTACGAGAAAATAATTTCACACGCGCGATCCGGCGAGGCGTCGGCGGCGCCGAACAGCTTCTTTCACCAGGTGCTGTCGACGTCGCAGATTCAAACCGGCGTGCAGTCTGCCACGCGACCGCTGCCGGGCGGCATCGTGCAGCTCAACAACGATCCGAACTACGCCATCATGGGCCCGGTGGTGGCGGCCGGTACGGTGAAATTTCACGAATTGTGGGTCAAGGGCGACGACGATTACGTCACGCTGCAGATGATCGAGCCGGACATTCTGATCGAGCCGGTACACCAGCGGCGGAACCTGCTCGGGGTCCACCGCATGCATCCCTATTCGTTGATTCAGCCGAACCGCACGACAAACTGGTTCTGGGGGCGTAGCGAGCTGGTCGACCTGATCGAGCCGCAGATGTTGCTGTCGTCGTGGGCCGAGGACGCGCGTCGATTGTTCGGCCTGCAGGTCGACAAGATTCTCGGGTTCATCGGCGAAGGCGGCATGACCGACGAACTGTATGCGCAGTTCCGGATCGCCGGTTGGGCCAACCTCGGGCAGAATGCCAAGATCGAGGATTTGACGCCGAAAATTCCGCCCGAGATGCTGCCGATGATCAAATTCATCATCGAGATGATCAACATCATCGGCGGCTTTCCGGAGATCATGCAGGGTCGCGGCGAGCCGGGGGTTCGGGCGGGCGCACACGCCGACACGTTGCTCAAGACGGGTTCTCCATCCTTGCGCAAGCGGTCACTGCTGGTGGAACGGCAGTGTGCGGCCGCCGCCAACACGACGCTGTCCATTCTCGAGACGAAGGACGCTAATAAATTGTGGCTGAACGCCGATCAGCCCTTGCTGGTAGAGGACACGGCGTTTTCGTTCGCCGATCTTGGGAACGATCGTCGGGTGACGATCGACAGTCATTCGTCAAGCCCGATCTTCGCTGATGAAAACACGCAGATCATTTTCGCCGGCGCGAAATTGGGCTTTGTCGACGGTGAATACGTACTCGACAACATGCCGTACCCGAACAAGGAAGCCGCCAAGATCGCGCTTCGCGACAAGCAGAAGCAGCAGCAGGAATTCATGCAGAAACTGCTGCAGGAGCACCCCGAGGTTGGCGAGGTGATCCTGAAAAAGCAGTTGGGCAGCAAGCGCTAGAACGGGCGTACGCCGTTCGGGAGCCCCATCGGTGTCAGGACCGGGGTTGCCGTTCGCATTCCGGGCTCGGCTTGCGCGCGCCGCTCGGCATCTTTTTGTGTGCGAAATTGGTGCAGCATCAGTTCGATGGATGCCAGCCGGGAGGCGTCCATGTCCTCGGCCATTGTGGCGATGATCTCGTCGCCGTTGATGCTGGCGATTTGCCCGAAATCATCCGTCAAAGTCAGGTGCGCGCCGGCGCGATTCTGAACCGCTGTTTTTGCATTTTCGAAACTGGCTTCCTCCTTGTACAGGAGCCGCCACGCGGTCGCATTCGGGCCGAACACGATAGAAATTGAAAACATCGTTACTTTCTCCGTTCCATCCACTCGTGGAATTTAGCCGTCGGGATCCGGATGGTTCGCCGGATGCGACCAAACGGCGGGGCGCGTCGGGGCGCGGTGCGGATGATTCGCCAAAGCGAGTCGGGGTGCATGCGCGCAATCGCGGCGGCTTCCTTGACCGTGAGATATTCGTGACTGTTTGCCATCTCGGAATCGTCTTTTATCACCAAGCCGTTGTTCACACAAGTTCACTACTGCCTAGAGGTGTTAACTCGTATCGTCTCCCCAACCTTCGGTTATTGCGAGCATTCTGTGGAGGCTGAATGTTTCAGCACAACAGAGGGAGAGTCTCATGGCTCGTCGGCATCGTAGGGGTCGTCGGAAGTAAACCGATGGCCGAGGGATCGCCTGCTTCCGTCCCTGGTACGCCGCCCCAAACGGGGCATCCTCCGTTCGGATCGACTTCAGCAGTCGGGCCGACTCCGAACCGGGGGATGGAGGCGGCCGGTCTCCAGAAGCTGGCAATGGTCCTGAAGCAACTCGAGGAACTGGTCCCGATGTTCGGGGCCGGTTCCGATCCCGGCAAGGATGTGTTGCAAGCTTTGACCAGACTTTCCAAGCATGTGCCGGCCGGATCATCGTCGCCGGCATCCGAGAGAGATCAGATTCAGCAGATGGCCATGCGCAATACGCAGCAGAACCAGATGTTGCAGGCCGTTCGACAGGGACAGCAGTCGCCGGGGGCCGGCGCGCAAACGCCGCAGGCCGCTTGATGTCGCATCTCACCAACATCAAACAACGCAGCTTGTTTCAAACCGATGTGGCGCCGCGATCGGATGCCCCGGCGAGCGAGCAGCGTGACACGAACTTGACCGTCACGGTTGACATGGTTCCCGGTGAATACCGGGATACCCGCGCGGCCAACTACCCGAAGTACGATTGGCCGAGCGTCGATAACCTGCCGTGTCGCAAAAAGGGGCACCATTACTAGGAGTTAGCACGTGAGCAATCTCAACATCTTCCAGAATCAGGCCAAGACGATTCCGACCAGCGACGAGCAGATCGTCCGCGTCGGGATGGAGCAGATCGATATCGGCGGCCGCAAGTCGATCCTGCCGGCGCAGGGCAAGTCGGGGGCGCTGGCGCTCTCGCACGTTCCGAATGCCGGATCGGCGCCGGGCGTCGGCAAGTAACAGGAGTTTCCGAGCGTGCCCAAGATCGAGGTTGACGAGGCCGAATTCCGTCGGTTCCAGCAGCTCCAGTCCGCGACCGACTTGATGCTCAAGAATCCGAAGTCGCGCCGGTTGCTGGAACAGGCGCACCGTACCGTCGACCCGAACGCGCCGGCGCCGCTGCTCGACCACGAGGCCGAAATCAACGCGCCGTTGGAGGCATTGCGCAAGGAATTTTCCGACTACAAAACGGCGGCCGAGAAAAAAGAAGCCGACGCCGACGCGAAGGCCAAGATCGCGTCAATCAGTAACAGTATCGAAGCCGGCATTGCGCGCTTGCGGCAGGCCAGATGGACCGACGAGGGGATCGCGGCCGTTCGCAAGTTGATGGACGAGAAGGGGATTCTCGACGTCGACGACGCCGTGGCCATTTTCGAGCGGCACAATCCGCCGCCTCCGCCGATCGCCCCGCGCGGCGCCGGCGCCTGGAATTTCATTGAGGGCGTCAGCGACGGCGAAGCCGATCTAAAGAAACTGCTCGAAACCAAGGCCGACTATGAGCCTGTGGTGGACAAGATGGCGCGTGACGCCCTCGCGGAAGTGCGCGGGCAATCGTCGCGGTGATGGAGGACTGACAAATGCCGCTTCCTGGTATCGGCGTCGCGCCTGCGGCCGGCTCGCTTTACAATGAACTGACCGCCGTTACGCGGCGCGCGTTCGTTCCGCGGCTGTTCGTCCAGATTTATTTCGGCTCGCCGAGCCTGTTCTACCTGACCGGCAATGCGCAGCGCGCGGCCGGCGGCTTGAACCAGGTGACGATCCCGGCGCAGGGCCAAAGCATGGTCCAGGGGCAGTTCACCGGCTACGGTGGCGGCTTCAACTCGCCGACGATCACGCCCGGCATACAAAATCTCCAGTTCAACCTTGCCTATTGGGTGGTGCCGGTTCCGCTTCCCTTCGGCGAGACGGTCATCCAGGCAACCGATCGCGAGATCAGTTTGCTCAAGGCCAGGATGAACGACGTCTATGCCGTGACGCGCCAGAACATGGCGCGGCTGCTGTTCACCAACAATTCGTCCAATTCGCTGTTTCCCGATTCATTCCAGAACGCATTCGACGACGGCACCAACTTCGCCTCGTACGGCGGTGTGTCGCGCTCGCTGAACACTGCGTTCAAGGGGCAGTACGTCAACATGGCGACGTTCCAGTCAACCGTGTCGACGGTCGGCTTTACGCGCGCCACGATGGGCACGTTGATCACCAAGGTGACCGACCTGGCCGGCGGCGAGGCCCCGACTTTCATCGTCATGGCGCCAGGCGATTGGGCAACCTTGCAAAAGGACTTCATCGGAAACGAGACGCAATTCGTGAATGTCGGCGGGCAGTACACGATGGATACCGCCGTTCGATCCGGGTTCCCGAACCTGAATGTCAACGGCGTTCCGATCTTCCTCGACCACTTCCTGCCGGCCGGCAACGTGTTCGGCGTCAACGTCAAGTACTCGAATCTGTACTTGTCCGAGGACGCGGCATTCGACTTCAGCGGGTTCTACTCGCTGGTGCCGTTGGGGCAGATCGGCCAGCAAGGTGTCGTGGTCGTCGGCTACGACTTCATCACTGCAAAACCGTCGAGTGGCTTCTGGGCCTACAACGTCGGTGGAGCTGCATTCTGAAACGAGGTGAATCATGCCTGCTCCCCTGAGTGGACCTGGGCTCGGTCTGCCGCTCCCGCAGAACCTGTACCCGTCGGAACTGTCGAACGCTCCGTACGACACGCCGACCAATACGATCGCCCTGGCGCCGGGCGACGAGCTGCCGGTTCCGGCCGGCAATTGGTATATCGGGCTCGGCTCGTATCTGGTTCTCGAGTTCCTCGATCCGGTCAACGGCACGTGGACCCTGATCCCGGCGTCGGCCTGGAACGGCGCGTGCGCGTACGTCAAGAGCGACGGGTTCAACCTGCGCATTGCCAACCGAACCGGAACGCCGGTGTCGGCGACGATCACGAACCAGGGTTCGGGTTACGCGCAAGCCACCTCGAGCATCACGGTGGCTGGCGGCACCTCGACCTGGGTTCCACTCATTGGCGGCGCGCTGACGGCGTCGATCTCGAACAACGGCGCCGGCTACGGCGTTGCGCCGATCGTGTTCATCCCGGCACCTCCCGGCCCAGCCAACAACGCCAACGGCGTCGGCGGCATCCAGGCGACCGCGTGGGCGTCGATTGCGAACGGCACCGTCAACGGCGTCACGATGCTCAATCAGGGTGCCGGATATCCGTCCAACTTGACGGTGACGCTATTCCCGAATCCGACGGATCCGAACCTCGTGACCGGCATCACCAATGCCACCGTCGTGTTCACGTTGACGCAATCGGGATCGTTGACCGGTGCGCTGCTCACGAACCCGGGCGTGGCGTTGTCCAACCCGGCCAACATCACGCTCACGCTGGCCGGCGCTGGCACCAACGGCTCGCTGACCGCCAACGTCATGCAGACCGTGACGGCCGGCTCGGTCGCCGGCGGCGCGACGGGCCCGTACGGCACCGTGGCGGCGTTGCTGACCACGACCGGCGGCAACCCGGGTACCGGTACGATCACGGCGTCCTACAACAAGAACCTGCTCGCCTGGCGGCCGCGGCAGGCACAGATCAACCTGACGGTTACCGGTACCAACTCGATCGCCCCGCAGGTTGGCACGATCATCGACGGCGGCCTGTTCCTGGCGGCTCCGAACCCGGTGATCGTCGTGAACCCGGCGGTGGCGCAATCCGGCTCGATCGCGGGCGGCCTCACGGTGGCGCTCACGATGGGCAGCGTGAACGATTACGCGACCCTGCAACCGGCACCCTGATGGCGGAAACTTATAGCCTGAACATCACGGGGGCGGCCGCGCACCATGTCGCAAAGGGTGTGACGGCCGCCAGCACGTCGCCGCTCACGGTTGCCAAGACGCTGACGCTGCCCGATAGTGCGGCTGCGGTCGGTAGCCAGCAGCAGGCGATGCGGAACGGGACGCCAGTTTTGTGCCGCATGCCGGACGGCAGCCAGGCCTACCAGGTGTTCGAGCCGGAATTGACGGTCCTCGGGACGTTGCCGGTACTGAGGCGCTACAGATAGCCG